CCAGCCGTACCGGCAGGCTGCGCCAGTCCAGCACATGGTAATACTGGGCGAAATCGCAGATAAGCTTGTCTTTTCCCTCATCCGATGCGATCAGGCCGGAGAGGAAGAAGAGTTTTTTCCGGCGCGGAAGGATTCCATCAGCTCGCCGAGAGCGTTGCTCAGGGCAACGACCGGCACGCGGCCGTCCTCGGTGCGCAGGTGGTCATAGAGCTTCTTTGCCTGCGCCTTGCCCATCAGCAGGCGGATGGTGCGGCCCAGAGACAGGACGTCGGAGTCCTGCACCGCGGCCAGCGCGTCCAGAAGCTCCACATTGTCCAGCGCTTCTTCGCTGAGTTCGACAGCAAAGCCGTCCTTGGTTTCAGCAGTGATCATGCCCTGACCTCCTTAGCTTCTTTGGCAGCCTGCGTCTCTGCGTCGGCTGCGACGATGTACTCATAGTGGGTGTTGCCATGATCATCAGGTACAGCGGTCAGAGTGGTGTTGTAGCCCACCGCGCCGTTGGAGTAGGTGATGTCGCCCACGGCAGAAACGGCAGCGTCCGGGATGACGATGCGCTTGGCTGCATTGTTTTTCATCACCATGTCGATGACCCAGCAGCAGTCCTGCTGCTCATCGCTGTTGGCCTTGACGGTGATGCCGGTCTCCAGTGTGCCGGTGACGTTCTTGTCGCCATACACCGACTTGAGCACGGCCGGGTTCAGCGCCTCCAGCAGGGTATAGGCGAAGGTGTCCGGCTTCTCGGTCTGCTGGGTCAGCACGGTGTCGCCGCCCCATGCGGTGGTGTTCTCGCTGGAGGGCGAATTGGAGTTGGTCAGGCCGTCGCTGGAGATGTAGCCCAGAGACTCAAAAGCCTTGTCCAGCTCACTCTTGGCGTCGGTGGGCAGAGGCGTACCCAGCGGGGCGCGGTGGACCGCGCCGCCGACCTTGGGCTTTGCGGCGGTGACGTTCTTTGCGTTTGCCATAAAGAAATGCTCCTTTCAGAAACTCAGTAATGCACCAGCTCGAAAACCGCCTGATAGCGGGGCAGCTTCCGGGTGGTGTCGGAAAAATCGTAGTCGGTGACCAGCTCGCAGCTGACCACCTCGGGCAGGGTGTCGGCATCCAGCATGGCCTGCACGACATGGTGACTGAGCTGGGCCGCGCTGAACTTGCTCTTTCCGTAGGACTGCACGGCCAGCGTGGCGTGGAAAAGCCCCTCGTCGTGGCCGGAGCCGGTCTTGTCCAGTACAACAAAATTGCCGGAGGGCTCCTCCGGCACGGACAGATAGCAGGGAAAACCGCTTTCCCGCAGATAATTGAGGATGATTTCTTCAATCATATCACTTCAGCGCTTTCAGGATGGAGTTGGTCTCGGCGTTCTCTTTCCGGGCGGAGAGCGAATCGGCGCTTATCTCAGCCACTGCGCGGGTGTCCGCCGTGTAGTAACTGGCCGTATATCCATCGCCCAGACGGCTTTGCACTGCAAAAGCGACGGAGGAAAGGCCGTTTTGCATCTCTTTGCTCTTCAGCAGTTTCCGGACACCGGAGCGGTTCAGCTCAAAGTGAAAATCATTCATACCGCTCCACCTGTACTTTCTTATCCCAGTCCAGAGGCGTGAGCTGGGTGATGTATTGCTGCACGCCGTTCATGACTCTCCATCTCTTCCCGAAAAACTCTACAGCGCAGCCCTCCCATTTGTGAGTGTCGGCCTTGGGGATGCAAAGCTCATAAACCAGATGACGCCCGGAAAGCTGCAGCTCTGTGGGCGATGCCGCAGAGTCAACAGGCGTAATGAGCACATTTTCGACTGTGACCGGCGTTTCGGCGTAGACGGGTTCGTGAAATGCATCCTCACCGGTCTTGGTACGCTCGTAAAGCGTGACCGGGATGCCCTTAATCAGAGCTGCCATACAGCTCGATCACCCCCATCCGCTGGCGGCGCAGCCCCAGCCGGGCCAGCTCAGACTTCTTGATGAACAGGCCGCCGCCGGGAACGAGAAAGGAGCCGGAGGCGGAATAGCCGACTGCGGCCTGCGTCAGCTGGGTCATCGGCTCCTGATCGGTGCTGGTCATCAGCGCCCGTGCAGCCACATCGACCGCGACGCTCTTGGCCACCAGAGCCAGTGCAGAGTCCGAAGCGACCAGTGCGGGCAGGTCCTTGCCCACCTTGCGGGCCTCAACATCAAGGCTGGCTGAGATGACCTCCAGCAGAGGGCCGGCGCGGGCCTGCTCTGCCTCCGTCATGGGCCTCCAGAGGGTGGTCATGTCGTCCACGGTGGCGTAGGTCATACCGTCGCCCTGCCTTTCCGCTTGGACTTGGCAGCGGGAGGGTCGGCCCCGGTGTCGGCCTCGGACGTGGCGTCCGGCGCGGCATCTGCCCTGTCAGGTTCCCAGTCGCCGCCGGAGATGAGGCAGTCCGTTTCGATAACAGCGCCGGTTTTTTTGTTGCGATACAGCATGGTCATGTCCTCCTTACTCGCCGGTCTTGATGTGGGCGAAGGCAGACGGGTCGAGGATTCCCCAGCCGATGTAGGCCTCACCGCGCAGATAGACCTGATTGTGGCCCTTCAGGTCGCCCAGCTGAGTATCATTGTCGGGGTTGCCGTAGCGGATGACCTCGATGGGGATCTCCTTGGCATAGCCCCACTTGAAGCAGTTGACGAAATCGCCCACAAGGGCGCGGTCGAGGCTGGAGCCGGAGGACAGGTTGGAGGTGGACTCCACCCGCAGGCCGTTCACTTCGCCGGGATTTGCGCCCCATGCCAGCTGGGGGTAAAGCTTTGCGCCGTCGGCGGTGGTCTGCTTGGCCAGAGCGGACTTGAAGGCCGGGGCCAGCACCATGCCGGTGACGTCCCGGTCTGCGCCCTGCACCAGCGCGATGGCGGCCTCAATGTTCTCATCGGGCTTGTCGCCGGAGGAGATGGTCACAGCCTGCGTCACCTTGGAGTCGAAGTGATTGGTGCCGATGACGGAGGAGGCCGTGCCGGTGCGGGGATTGACGCCGTGGAAGGCCATCAGGTCGAGGCCCTTGGCGACCTTCTTGGCGAAGCCGTCGGCAAAGGCGCTCATGTAGTCCAGCTGCGCGTCCTCGGAGGCGTAGAGAAACTCGTCCGAGATGCGGGCACCATACTCGATCTTGATGGGGACGATGGTGATGGGGTCGACGGTCAGGCCGCCCTTGGTCTTGGCACCGTTCTCTGCCACGATGTCCACCTCCTTGTCGAGGGAGAAGGTGAACTCCTTGACGCCGTTGAAGGGGATGGGGGTGGCGCTGCACAGCTTGGCCAGCGCAGAGGCACCGGTGGTCTTCTTGATAAAGTCGGGGATCAGCTCCTCGGGGAACAGGGAGCCTTTGCTCAGAATGTCTGCCATGTGTTATTCTCCTTTGCTCATCAGGTTGTTGGTGAAGGTGCGCAGGGCATCGCGGTGGCTGCTGCCGCCTGCGGGCTCGGTGCTGCGCGGGGGCGATTTGGGGGTCTGGGGCTTGAGCAGCTTGGCGAGAGACTGGGCATCCTTGCGGATGGCGTCCTCGTTCTCACCGGCAAGCCGCTGGGAGAGGTCGAAGGGAATGCCGACCTCGTGGGCGATGCGGGTCTTGAGCTCCGACATCTCAAAGGCATGGATGCGGGAGGCATAGTCGGCATTCTGCGCCTTGAGGTCGTCGTAGTCGGCGAAGGGAGCCAGACGGTCGGCAACGGCGGCGTCGAATGCCTCCTGCGTGGTGATGGGTTCAAATTCTGCCATGAGAAAACCTCCATTCTGACAGATGCATATAAAAAACAGGGCGGAGGCCCTGCTTCGGCGTAGTTAATAGCTGGTGCGCTGGCGGCGTTTCTCCTTGCCCTCGGAGCATTGCCAGCAGGCAAGGATGATGCTGTCCAGCAGCTCGATATGGCCTCCCTCGGTCAAGGAACGGTAG